GCAGCCGGAGCAGCCGCCAGTAACGCAGCCGGAGCAGCCGCCAGTAACGCAGCCGGAGCAGCCGCCAGTAACGCAGCCGGAGCAGCCGCCAGTAACGCAGCCGGAGCAGCCGCCAGTAACGCAGCCGCCTGCGCGTAAACCGATTCTTAGCTTTAAAGTCAGCGTCGGTGCGCAACCTGTCTTATCCACTGGCACCGACTACACGCTAAAAGTAAGGCTCGCCGTCGGAACGCTGACAGTGACAGCGATCGCGGATATTGCGGTACAGGATAAGGATCTGAAATTCGAGTATTCTTCATCAGGGATTACCGTCGCTGTCTGGTCGGCCGTTCCGCCGCGTGATATGAAACTGCTGATCCTGGGATTAGGTACGGCTAACCTGAAAGTTACGCACGTTCCGACCGGGGCAGTAGCGAACCTTAAAATTAACATCGTTCTTCTGTGAGGTGATAATGGATACTAAAAGACTGGCACTTACTGACGACTGGCAGCAGCTGGGCGGCTCGGGCGCGCTGTACGTTGACGGAATCGCAGAGTTCTGCGTCTGCGCAACTGAACCGGCGAAAGACAATCCCCGGCACACCCTGCGTCAGGATCTTAAATTCCCGGACGGGCAGGCAGTCTGGTTCCGCAGATCCGGCGCCTCGCCGGGTCAGTCGTTCCTGAACTATACGATTTTTGAGTAACAAATAAAAAGCCCCGTTTATCGGGGCTTAATTGTCAGGGAGTCGTGCTGTCTTTCACAGAGTCGTCCGGCAGCTGCTGCGTCGTCAGCGTATGCTGCCAGGAGTCGGTTTCTTTCGACAGATTCCCCGAGCACGTAGGCAAGCACTCGGGCGGTGTCGCCGGCTGGCGCGCTGATACCGACAGCGCCGGAATAGTCTGTGGTGATCCGTCCGACCTGGGCGAGTTGTCTGCGCAACCTGCCGACAGAATCAGTGGCAGCAACAGCATCAGCCCGCGCTGCAGCCATTTCAGTAGCATGTTCTTTTTCGAGCCGTGTCTTTTCAGCCTCATTGGCCAGCCTCGCGTCGGTGTTGGCTTTGTCCTGCGTCGTCTTCTGGTCAGCAATCCCTGCGTCATAGCCTTTGTTGTACTGATGGTGATAGGTCCACCAGATCCCGCCCAGCGCTGCCAGAACCAGCAAGGCTGGCACTAGGTACTTAAGATAGCCTTTAACAATCTCGCTCATGGGCTTTGCGCTGAGATTTCAGCCTCCGCAGTTCGAAGAAATATTTACGACGGGTAGCATCCCAGAAGTAATACACGACTACCTGACGTGTTGCCCATAACGCGGCGCATACTTCAAGGGTGATCGTCGTGCGCTGCGGAAACGTACCCTGCGCCATATGAATCAAAGCGGCCAGCGCCGCGAGTGCCCCAAGGCTGTAGATAGCGCGGCCTATCAGTCCATCTTTTACCCGGTCGCTGAAGATAGCCCAGAGACACGCCAGCATAATGGCTGTGACCGAACACAATGCCGCGATCTGATAACCGACTGAATAGAAAACCTGAACAGAGAAAAGAGGATTCATTATGGATTGCTCCCGCCACCGAAGCGGCCTGTTATTTTGTCGAATGCCTGACTGACAGCATTCTTCAGGAGGTCCACAATGTCCAGCGATTTGACCGACCGCAATACCGCCTGGAAGAAAGCAAACCCAAGTAATCCCAGCAGAAAACCTATTGCTGAAATAAACTTGCTTCCTTCCAGATGGAAATACATGGCCGCCAGATCTGACAGGTAATATGATGAAACTGTTCCGAAAAACAGCAGGGATATCTTCTGTTTGAAGGTCCGGACTTCGGCGCTGAGAAGCAATGCGCAGATAGCCCCGACCAGTCCGGCGGTGATAAGATCTACTCCGTCCAGAATTTTCTGAAAGAATGACATTGCGATTGCATCCCGTCACTTTGGCTAATGATAGGCCCACGGTACAGCAGAAAGCGGATAAGAAAAAGCCCCGTCGTTTGCGGGGCTGCGTAAAATACGCTAATGGAGCCTACTCTGTCAGGATAACACCGGGGTACTGGATTTAAGAATAATCCTAATCACTTCGGTGGTAAAGACTTTTTCTTAACCGGAGCTGCTTTCTTTTTCTTCAGCAGTATTCCGGCCGGAGCCTGGTCACCGAAAGCGTCCCAGCCCTCTGCCCGTTCACGCGCGAACATCTCCAGGCGCGGCACATCACCCATCAACTCGAGAATTTTATCCCTGACGATATCAGGCTTCCTGCTGTGCGCCGCCACCGGCTCCACGATAACCTGCGAGTCGAGGTATTCGGGTTCGACGATCAGCTGATGCACCCCGGCGCTCTGCCGCTTTGGCTTACCCTTCACGCCCATCAGCACCAGCTCTGCGTTAGCGCGCGTCCAGTGCCCCATGCCCCAGAAAGGCGTATCGGTCGCTTTCTTGTTTGCCTTGATCCAGACGAAGGCAACGGTCTTAAACTTAAAGCCCCATTTCTCCATGAGCTCGATACCCGCGGGCAGCTGTGGCATCGTGACCCACATGAAGAGCGCAGCGTTATCAGCGACAGGGATATTCATATCGGCCAGCGTGGCGTTGTCCGTCGTGCGGTAGTGGCGCTCAGCACCGCCCCGGTTCAGTGCCTTGTCACCGTATTGCCAGGGCGGATCTGCCAAAATAATTTCATATGATTTAGCCACGGCGCACAATCCTCACTTCCATATCAGCCGGGCCAATTACGCCCGTTCTCATATCACGACCGGTTACTTCAATCTTGCCATCTCCCAGTTCAGTTACGATAGCGACATCTACACAGTCGCCGTTCGGCAGTTCTATAAAATCGCCCGGCTGTACGTTCTCCAGCCATACCGTAGAAAAGTGACTCATCAGTGTTTCCTCGTTTTGTTGATGTGTTTTGGATTATATCAGCGATAAACTAAAAACGAAACTAAAAAGCCCCGGCAATGCGAGGCGGTGTGTTTACTGCGAGGCGTACAGCTTTTGTTTAAGCCGGTACCCTTCCAGCAGCCATACTTTCTCGACCGCATTTTCCCGTGCGATACGTCGGCCAATATCGACGTTAAAGTTTTCCGGGCTGGCGCAGGCGCTTTCACCGGTAACCGTGAAGCCGTTTTCAAGCACCAGCACACAAAGCGTCAGCAACTTAAGGGAAGGGTGAGGTACCGTAGTTCTCAGCCCGACCGGTGTTGCACCCTGTACGCCCTGAGCAGCAGTGAAATAATTCTCTGCAACAATTACCGCTTCGATATGGTCAGGGGTGATACGAGGTGCTTTATCGGCACCAGCGGCTTTAATTTCTTTTTCAAGGTCAGACATTTTACCCTCTCTTTTTATCAGTAGTAACTTCATCACCAAAAACGTTAGTACGGGTGCGCGAACCGTCGGAGCAAACACGATCCCCGTTGACGTCGACGCGGCACGTCACAGTTTCGGCCATCACCGCGAAGGAGTTGGCCAGCGCCAGGAGAACCAGCGCGTAAAGCATAAACAGCCGGAGTGGTACGCGTTTTTTATTCCGCATCCTGGTCACCCTCTTTACCCTGGTCAGCGAAATACGCATTGCGATAGTGCTGCAGGGATTTGCTCAGTTCGGCGTTCTGGCGCATGGCGTCGTCTTTAAGCTGGACCGTTACTGACAGCGCGCCGCGCAGCTTACCTACTTCCTCCGCGAGTTCTTTAATATACTGGTCTTTGTTCGCGCATTTTGTTTCCAGCTGCTTGCACTTAGTTTCCCAGTCTCCAATCTGGTCCTGCAGGTCGGCGGCCACTGCCTGCCAGTTCATTTCCGGTTTTGCGCCTATTTTCGCGATAGCTTCCACCGCAGCTGGAGACATACTGCCTGCCACCGGGCGCGCCAGCGACTCATACTGTTTATCGTATGACGGGAACAGCGCGGGATCGGGTGATTCACCTGTAACGGTATGCGGAGCAAACTGGATAGTCGCAGTGCCTTCGCCCTTCCGGGCTTTGTGCAGCTCCTGCAGAAGCTCCCAGTCGGCCCCGGTCATAGCCGGCAGGACACGCTGTTCGATTTCAGGACTCGGTTTACCTTCCCAGATCGTGCAAGTAGGCAGTCCGTTTTTAGCGTGCCCGACAATCGTCACAGGCGTCACAGGTTTTATTTTATCAGTCATCAGTTTTTCCTCGTTTCAGTAAATGGGTATCGAACAATCTGGATATTATCAGTGATAAGTTATTCTGTCAAATGCTCCCAGCGATAACCGGCGTGGGTTTTACGCTCGCCGCGACAGCAGCGGCTGATATCCCCGGCGATAAAGCCAGCCTCGACGCACGCCTTCAGGCCGACGAAATTTAACTCCATGCCGGTTTTAACGTGGACAGCCCGGACAGGGATTGCTCGCGGGTCTTTGCGTACGCGCTTCTTCGCCCGGTTCTCTGGACGCTGACGCAGTTTGCTCAGCTGCACATAGGTAGAGCGTTCAGTGCGCCCCAGCGTTTCTGCTATCTTCTCCAGCGGCACTCCGTCATACCAGAGATCCAGCACCTTTTTATTGTCGGCGTCTGGCCAGCGTTTGTTATAGAAGGCCAGGCTGACTCCGAGCTTAGCGGCGTGCATTCTTACCGTGTCCACACTGACGCACAGCTCCTCGGCGATCTGGTTAACCGGCATCGTACCGGCCATGCGGGCGACATGCTGCCATGTTTTCATTCGTGAGTCCTTATCCTCGCGGGATAGTCTGCCAGTCGTGGCCGCGCTTTATCCACAACCTGAAAAGTTTATGTGCCAGCGCGGCACGGCGTTCGGTGTCAAAGGTACCGAGATAAAGCAGCACGCCCTCTGCCGGCGTTAACCGGGCTCTGAACCGTTTACCGTTGGCGGTGCGGTTCGACCCTCGCTGGCTCGGGCGTCGGGTCATTTCTTATTCGCCCTCTTAATGTTGCGCAGGATAGCGGCGATACAATCGTTAAATCCCATTGCCCATAGTGAACTCGGCTCATCAGGGGCATCAAGGTAACTTACATTTTTGGGCACTAGTGCGGCCAGGTCAGCGGCGGGCGCGGGGCGGGTGAATAGCTCACAGCCGTCCTGAAATGCTTCCCAGCCAACATGTTCATGTAAGCAAACTACGCGAGCGTCTGGGTATTCATTACTGTCCGTCGCTGCTCCACGGTCAACACGTCCAATGGGCGGATTCTTCGCCAGCTCTGCCAGCTTCGCCTCTGCTGCTTCCGCTCTTAATCGCCACTCTCGCATTGATGCGGCCGTGTCGATGTGGATATCAGATTCACGCTCAAGAGCAGCTTCTGCTGCTTCTGCGCGCCGTTTCCACTCATCGCGCTGAGAAGTCGTAGTAACGAGCAATTTAGCTGTTTCTACTACCTCCTGGTTGGTGTAGCCCGCCGAACCGTATTTTTCGGCGTACTCAGCTAGCTGCGCCGGATCTCTTAACTTTTCCATCACTCACCCCGCAACAATAAAATAGACAGCCGCCCACGGACTGAAGCACACCGCCACCATTCCTATCCAGATAATTCCACGAACGCTCATACTCTTTCCTCGTTTCAGTATTAGTCAACGTTTTGGATGTTATCACTGATAATATCAGAAGTCAGCATATATTTTCGGCGGTGGCATCAGTTGCCCTTTCTTCGCCCAGTGACTGAAGAGCCGGGCCGCCAGCTCCGCACGTTCCCTCGTACGGTGCCCGCCCAGATCGAACTTCTCGCGCATGAAGTACCCGCACGCGCGCCACTTACCATCAGGTGCCAGCCATGCCATGATCAGTCATCCTCTTTCATTTCTCGCCGTGCTTTTTTATTCAGCCATGCGTTAGCCTGACTGAATAAGCTGTCTTGCAAATAGCAAAACACCTCTGAATGCTCCGCGTTAACCGGTTGCCCGATGTAGTGCATTACGTTAAACACCGCGTGCGCCAGCTCATGCACTAGCGTAGAGGTATCCCCGTCAAACACTCCGACCAGCGTGTTCTGTCTCCCTTCTCTGTATCCCGCCATCCCTCTCGCCTGACCCACCGCGCATACCTTATCCGTCATCTTAAAGTATTTTCGTTCGAAGGCTTTAGGGTCATCGGTAAGCCATACCTCGCACGGGTAATTACTCACTTTTAGTTTGATCATATCAGCGACCCTCGCACCAGATAGCCTGCTCACCTTCAGCAGGGATTACCAGGACGGCGTTACCGCGGCGCTCTGCCACGACCAGATAGATCCCCGTCTCGAACTCATACGCCACTGCCGCATACTCTGAGCCATCCGGGCGCACCCCGGCAGCCGGCGAACTGTTCAGCAGCGTATAGACCTCCCTGTCATTGATCGTCAGCGAGTTCTGGCCAAAGCGCAGCTGATAGGGCCCGCAGTCATAACGCCAGTCATCAGACGACCGGGCTTCGACTGCCCAGAGGGTTACCAGCGCGGCCGCTATCCATAGCAGCGCGATCAGTACAGCTTTTAAAGGGTTACTCATTTGCGAGCCTCCAGCATTGCGTCGGCTACTCGATACGCGGCTTCGGCAATAAACGAATCACTTTTATAGCCCTGATTACCTTGCATCAATGCGGCCATGGCCTTCGCTGCGAAGTAATCGCGCAGCGTCATGCCTGCATCGCCGTAATTTTCGTACCGCTCACCTTTGTCGACATTCGCGTAACTCTCCACCCATGGGAAAGCTGTACCGCCAGTTGTGTTACTCATTTTCTTCTCGCTCTCAGTTTTTCGGCGGTCAGTGCGTCATCAAGACAGTAATCGCCGGTTGTCAGATAATCGTCGATGTTCAGCAGCGCGTCGGCGCGGTAGATAGCCCAGTCAGCGCCGCGTATCTCCACCTCGCGCCCGTTCTTCATGCAGAGGGCGTTAAGCTTCTTGCCGGTCACGCTGACGAACCAGGCCGGCACGGTGCCGCGATAAGGAAGTACGGTGCCATCACTCAGGGTAACCGAGTCGCCAGGCTGCAGAAACTTCTCCGCAATCCCTGAGCGTCCAATGTTACCGGCGAGGCGGCCCCCGCAGACGATCAGCACTTCGCAGCCTTCGTCAATCGGCGTATCAGGAAGTTCAGGTTTGAAAGGTATGAAGCTCATGATTTCATCCTCCCGATCTCGCGCCGTACTTCGATGCGCATTGCCTTCAGCGCTGCAGCTACCATCTGGCGCGGATACCCGGTCCAGGCGATAAAATGCATACTAACGATACCCTGGCAGAGCCGGTACTCAACCATCCGGCCGTTCTGGCGATTGTACTTTTTCAGTTTCATCAGGGATTACCTTTCACTTAACAGGCGGTATTCGCCGTCCGGGTTTTCGGTACGCAGGCGACTGTAAACATTTTTCGCCTGCTCATGGTGCAGATGCTTAGCAAACTGCGTGGTGCCAAACGGTCCGGACCACATGAACTGGCGCTGACCTTTGACCATCTTATAGATAACCCAGCGCCTACTCATGTGACTCACCACGCAATACCGGATCACGACGTTTGGTCCAGTCGTAGAGAGGATTGCCGTCGAAGCCTTCACCGGATGCCACCATGCGCAGGAGCTCGCGTTCGTGGTTCTGGTAAGAGCGGCCCAGGCGGCCTTCTTCAGCTGAGATCTGTGCAAGGATAGCTGCGAGCCCTTCGGCGCCGTTGACGTGCTGCTCAATAGCTGCGACAGCGCAGGCACGGGAGCGGCGGTAGTGCATTTCAGATCTGAACATGGCTCACCTCAGAGATAGACTGGCCAGAAAATACGTGCCGGGTAAGCGGCAGTACGCAGCTCGCGGCTGGATTTGCACAGCCACTGGCGACCGTAGCAACCACCGCCGTTATGCAACAGGCGCTGCGCAGGTTTGAAGCGTTGAGTTTTCATCATGGATTCTCCGTCAGAGCGCCGCGGGAGTGCGGCTGATGTAATGGAGTTTATCACTGATAAAATAATAGTCAATATAGTAATCGCTGGACCTGATCGAAAAATCTTCAATGGGTTTGGTAAATGCGGTTTTTATCACTGATAGAAATCTCGATTTTCATGGATTTTCAAAAAGGGCTCGCCAGACACGTCGAACACATGAAAATCAGCAAAAATTCGTACGGGCTTTACTGGCATTTTTACTGGGTCTCGAAAATTACTGTCAGGGATATCAATGCTTTGCGGCGTTTTTACTGGCTTTACTGGCACTTTACCTACTTAGACTATAAATACCCCCTTTTTTAATATCCTCATAGGATCGTTTTGCCGGTTTCTGTTTAATTCTTAAAAACCCAGTAAACCCAGTAAACCCAGTAAAGTGGCATTGAAAAATAAGGGAAAACTCTCTTACTGGGTTTACTGGGTTGTAAAAGCCAGTACAAAAGAAAAACGGCCCCGAAGGGCCGCATGATAGTTTATAGTCAGTCGTCGAGGTCAGAGGCTCCGGGCACCGGCCACCAGTACCGGTTAGAGTTACCCGGCCCGTAGTCTTTGACCTGCATCCGCCCGGCCTCGGTCAGCCTGGCCAGTGCGTACCCTACCATCTGCGCCTGCTGAGGAGGATAGCCCAGCTCTTTCGCAATCTCCCCTGCCCGCTTCCAGGCGTGCGCTGCTTTCTGGTTATCCTCAATAAAGTCCCTCACGGCCATATCCACGGCTTCAACGCTGGTGAACTTCTGGTTAACGGCCTGCTGACGATCGCGAAGCTCGCCTTCAACGTGCCACGTTTCCCCGGCATCGAACCATGACGCGATCTCCAGCCAGAACTGAACGAGCAGATCAGGGTGAGGCTGAGTCAGGCGCCCGTTGTCGTACTGCCAGCCCAGCAGCCCGTTCATTTCATCGATGCGCACGGTTCCTACGGTCAGCGGGGCGAAGCGCAGGTTACCTGACTGATCGACCAGCAGCGGACGCCCGTTGTCATTAGCGGTACCGATGAAAACGGACTGACGGGGTTTGCGCGTGTTCGTCCGGGCGTACGCGGCGCGGTAGGCATCCACCTTACGTGAGATAAACGACTTCACCTTATCGACGTCCGATTTATGCAGGTTGCCCATCTCCGCCCATTCGATGATATGCGAGCCCGTCGCGCGGATCAGGGAGTCTTTATCCTTCAGGTCAATCTGCTCGTCATGGAACTGTCGCGGCACCAGCCCGGCGATACGCCCGATAGCATTCGACTTAAACTTGGACTGACCGGCCACCAGGATCGGCACCAGCTTCGCCTCGAAATGCTCCTCCAGGCGCACGGCGGCATAAGCCGACAGCAGCCACTTGCGCATGATAGCCCGGCCATAATCCCTGTCGGTGAAGTCGAAGCAGTCGATCACCTTATCGACGCGGTGAACGCCGTCCCACTCATGGCCGTGCAGCGCGGCGGCGACGGGGTGATAGCTGCGCTCCAGCGCCACCTTCGTTATATGGCGCTCAATGGTGCCGGTCGCGATGCGGTGGAACGTGCCGAAGTCGGTCAGGTCGGAAACGATCACCTCATAGTTGCTGACGATGCGGCCATTGCTGTACCACATTTCGAGTTCACCGGTCATGAGGTTAATGCACAGCTGGGCCTTTCGCTTATCGAGGATCCAGCGCAGGTTCTCCGAGCAGTTGAACGCACTGACAATATCGCCCGACTTATGATCGTATTCAGCCTGCAGCTCCGCGCCGTATGGTTCGAACTTTCCCGCGACCGCTGGCAGTTTCTTTTTAACCTCCGCCACCTCAGACGGTGCCGCGCCGGGCAGCGTTTTCTTTTTCTTAACGGGAGTCGTTGGCATATCGAGCTGGACGACCTCTTCCGCCTCGTCGCCGTCGTCCAGATCCTCGTCGGTCAGGGAATCAATGAAGCTCTGCCGCTCTGCCTTCCGTTCCTTCTTCACCATATCGAAAATGGTTTTGTAGGGGTTCTGCCACTTGCCGAACTCAGCGCGGATCGAATCCTCCCACTCTGCCTCATCGATGCCGGCCTGTTCGGCCCACTCTGCGCCGTGCTGCATGGACCAGGCGACGAGCAGGTCTTCGGCCCATTGCTCATGCTCGGTACCGACGAAATCGCCCAGCGCGCCGCAGATGCGGCCCCAGCCGTAGGTTCCGTCTGAGCGTGCGTTGTTGTTGGCACAGTCCGCCAGGTGCGTGTTCAGGTATTCGGTGATGAGCTCTTTGTTGTCGTATGACGAACGGTTGAACTCCGCCATGCGCTTCGCGTGATCTTTGGTATGGTGGCCGGTGCGCACGCTGTGCGTCATTGCCTCGGTGAGTTCAGGCAGGTCACGGACTTTTACCGGCTCACCCTCGAAGCACCAGACCGGATTATCCCCGGGCGGCAGAAACGCGAAGTGCGCCGGATCGTTCATTGACCGGTCAAAGGTTATCTGCCCGCTGTCCGGCAGTGTCCAGATATTACGCTGCAGGCCTGCGCCCAGCTCGGTCATAATCCATTGTTCGAATCGAAGGCAGGCTTCTTTGACGGGGAACAGCAGCTGGTCACAGAGCACCACTAAACGCGCACGCCGTGACATAGGGTTATCGCTCGCGGTGTAGTAGTAGAAGTGGCTGATGCCTTTTAAGCGTTTAGTCAGTGCCTTCAGGGCGGACGGGGTGGCGCCGTCGATATCAAACGGCAGCAGACGTGACGGCATAACCGCAGGCGCGCGGCGCACGATCCCCTCGACCATATCGCCGTTCTTGTCCCGGTACTCGATAGCCTTCAGGCCGGCCCAGATAATATAGGGCTGGTGTGTTTTGGCGACCTGTAGCGGCAGCGCTTTGTCGAGCGGCATGCGGCGCTTCTCAATAAAGGTGGCCAGTGCGGACAGGGAATCGAACGAGCGAACGTCTGCTTCGCTGTGCGTGCCCTGGGGGTAGCCCGGGCCGTGAGGATCTTTCCACCAGGTAGCCCCGAACGTAACGGTTATGCTACTGGATTTTTTCTTCTTGATCATCGGATTCACCAAACAGAAGCCAGAAGGGATTGCACTGAAGCGCGGTAGAGAGCTGCAGAATGTTTCGCGGGCGCTGCGTGATACCGGCCTCTATCCAGGCTATAGAGACCTGACTCAGCCCGCACGCGGTCGCCAGCTGCTGCTGAGTCAGGTTGAGCTTTTTGCGCTGCTGCCTGCAGCGCTCTGCCAGAGTAGACATATAATTTTTCCTCGGTTCGGTCAGACTATGGATGATAAGTAATCTTATCTATTGGCGCAAGTCTCACTTGCAATGTCATATAAGCTATCTTATATTAACTCCTGCCGCAATGGCGCGGCGATAAAATCGAGGAATTATATAATGGCTAATCCAATTACTCTGGGCCTCAGCGGTATTACTAATAAAATTTTTGCCGGGCGCTCCAAGCCGCATAAGGGCGGTAATCCTGACGCTCGCCTTTTCACTGGCGAGAAAACCGACGTAACTGATCAGGCTATTCATGCCGTCGCATTTCATCTGATGAAGTCCGACGACATCAAAGTTTTTAAGCTGGAAGACGGCAAAGAACTTCACCTTCGGGCTGATGTGATTGAGGGTCGCTCATGAGGATCGTCTGCGATATCGACGGCACGCTGACAGACGCCCTGCATCGCTCAGACCTGATCCCGGCCGACGTAACCAATACCCTGCACTGGATGGCGTACAACGCGGCCGGCGTCAGGGATACCGCTCGCACGTCGGTTATTGACCTGGTGCGTGCCTGCTACGTTCACAATGACGCAGAGATTATCCTGCTGACGTCGCGCGGTGACGCGTCGGAAGAGGGTACGCGGGCGTGGATGAAGAAGCACAAGGTGCCGTTTGACCGGCTGATCATGCGCAACATGAACGATCACCGCCCGTCAGTTGACTATAAGCGTGAGTGGCTGCGTCACCTGATGCCCGACCTGCTGATTGATGATTGCCCGCAGGTTTGCAGTATGGCGCGCGACGAGCTCGGGCTGACGACGCTCCTGATTAACTCCCTTGATCCGTTCGTTATGAACGCAGGCGGTGCGAAATGAGTTTACTTTTCATCCAAATCTATATGCTGTTTATGTGCATCATGAACAGCGCGCAGTATTACGTGAGCGGACGCACTGATCAATTTGCCGGTCTGGAAAGTTCAGTATGGCTTGCAGCCTTTCTGGTAGTTGTGGCTATTCAGCTGAAGAAAGGCGGTGCGAAATGAGCCCAGCCCTTTCACTCTTTATTGAATGGTTCGAGTCAGACGCTGCGGATATGTTCATCCTGGGCAAACCTGGGACCGGTAAGACCTACACCACGGCGACCGAGATTATCCCTTACATCCGTGAGCATTACGATATTGGCATCAAAGCGGTGGCGTTTACGAACCAGGCGGCCCGCGTGCTGCGCGAGGCTCTGCTGAATTACGGTATCGAAAACGTTGACGTTACCACGATCCATAAGTTCGCGGGCATGGTCCCTATCGATAACCAGGAGGCGCTGAAGCATCGTGAGCTGACCATCAACGCGCAGATCGGCGAGGCGGCAGAGTGCTACCTCCTGATCGTTGATGAATTTTCGTTTGTGGATCAGGAGCTGGCAGGGAAGCTGGAGGAACTGCGCGGCGAAGGCAAGTTCATTAAATGCCTGTTCCTGGGTGATATGCAGCAGCTGAAGCCGATCAGCGGGAAGCACGGGGTCCGGCCGCGCGGGCAATATCAGATTGAACTGCACGAAATAAAGCGCAGTGATAAGCCTGATATTCAGGATGCGATTATCCGCCTGCACGACCTGATCAAAGCTGAAGCGCCTGATAGCCGGTTTACCCTGAAGCCGTCAGCGAATGTCCTGCGCGCGTCACGCAACGCTGTCTATCCACTGGGCATTAACGACACGTTCCTGGCGTTCCGTAACGCGACGGTGCAGCAGATCAACGCGCTGCAGGCCGGCCGCACATTCCCTGTTGTCGGGGATATCCTGTTCAGCCCGACGACGAAGGATCGCTATGAGGTGATGGACACGGCGGGCGACCCGTGGGAGCCGGTGCGCACTATCCGCAAACAGTCGAACGGCAGCTATGAGCTGAACGATAAAACCGACCGCTGGAACACCCGCGGCTATCTGGACGATGACGGTTATCCGATCTTTCGCCTGCGCAACCTGGAGGACGAAGAAGACGAGTTCAGCGCCTTTGTGTGCTTCGGCACCGAAAGCTATCGCAGCACGCTGAAGCGCCTGAAAATGGCGGCAATGGACGCGAACCAGGAGATAATGGACGAGGCGAACTGCTCTCAGAAAGGGATCGCGTTCTGGTGCAATCAGAACCCGGGGCACCCGCTGACCGGTAAGCGCAAACGTGCATGGGCCAAAGCTCTGTCGTTTGAATCGACGGTCTTCAGCATGGACTTCAATTTCTGCCGTACGGTTCATGCGGCGCAGGGCAGCAGTTTCGATAATGTCTATATGGATATCGACGATATGCGCGCCGCCGGGGATTCTGACACCCGGTTACGCTTGCAGTACGTGGGCCTGTCGCGGGCCCGTAATAAAATTTTTATCTTAAAGTAGTTGACTTTGATTTTATCGCTGATAATATCCATCCCGTAGCACACAAACTAACTGAACCGAGGAAACACCGAGATGACTTACAAAATTGAAATCGAAGCAGCAAACGCCGAAGAACTGAAAGTTAAACTGCTGGGTATGGCTGAGCTGTTCCGCATGGGCGCTAACGTTCAGGCAGGCGTTGAAGCTGCCAAAGCGACCGGCTCCGCGAAGTCTGTCACTAAGGTTGAAGCGGCTGAACCTGAGCAGGAAGAAGAGAAAGCGCCTGCCAAAGGCAAGAAAGCTGAAAAGGCTGCACCAGCTGCTAAAGGTAAAAAAGTGTCTGGTCCGTCTGAAGAAACCCTTCGCGAGTATGTCGGCACGCTGGCCGCTTACCTGCTGAACGATCCGGAAGAAGCGCCGAAGCTCGACGAGCTGCTGGAAAGCAAAGGCGCTGAAGATCTGGAATCAGTTGAAGCTGATGACCTGCTGCAGTTCGCCAAAGACCTGTATGAAGTGGTCGATAGCGTCTTCGACGATGTGCCTAAAGTACCGGCCAAATAAGCCGGGCAGTAACTTAACAGCCCGCCGCGCGCGGGCTTTATTGTTTGAGGGCACCATGAAAAGTACGCTTACCGAAAGGCTGCTTGCGAAATCGCAGGATAGCGGGGAATGCCGGGTTTTTATAAGGTCGCTTACTCCTTCAGGGTATGCGCAGATGTGGAACGGAACGCGGGTCGAGCAGGCCCACCGCATAGCTTATAGAGAGGCTAAAGGAACTATCCCTGACGGGTATGATATTGATCATCTTTGTAAAAACCGGGCGTGCATAAATCCCGATCATCTTGAAGCGGTACCGCATTCAGTAAATATGGAACGCGCTGTTAACGCTAACCGGGAGAAGAAGTCATGTAAACGTGGTCATGCTCTTTCAGGCGATAACGTATATCTGGAAAAGTATGGCGCCCGTCGGTGCATAGCGTGCCGTAACGCAAGGAGGGTTTCAGCGTGAATTACTATAACGATCATGACAAAGGGGCGGCAGCGTGGCTGCGGGAATTAATTAAGGCGGGTTTAATCCCGAACGGTTACGTAGATGAGCGATCCATCACCGAAGTTAAAAAAGAAGATCTTGCCGGCTTCACTCAATGTCACTTCTTCTGCGGCATCGGAGGCTGGCCGCTTGCGCTACGCCTCGCAGGTGTTCCCTCCACTGTCCCGCTGTGGTCGGGAAGTCCTCCGTGCCAGCCTTTCTCTGTGGCTGGAAAACAACTCGGAAAAGACGATCCCCGTCACCTGGCTCCGGCCTTTCTCGAACTCATCGCGCAGTGCCGCCCTCCAGTACTCTTTGGCGAGCAGGTTGCGGCAGCAATTGGAAAACACTGGCTCGATGATTTATTCACTGAGCTGGAAAGACAAGGTTACGCCTGCGGGGCGGCCGTACTGCCAGCGGCAAGCGTCGGCGCCCCGCACAAAAGAGATCGACTGTTCTTTGGTGCGGCAATGGCCAACTCCGCAGGCATCGGACGGGAGCGGCGGAGGTCAGGCGAAACGGGCGATGAATCCGGATCGGAGCAACGACCTGAACGATTTTGCGATGTTGGCTGCAGCATGGCCGACGCCGACGACGCGAGACCACAAGGACGGAGCAGAGTGCCTGAACGTGCCGATCAACAGTTTGCTGGGGCGTCAGGTGTGGTTAACCGGGTGGGGCAGCCCGACAGCGAAACCATTCGAAGGGAACCCGGGGCCAGCGATAGAAAGGAAGTTAAAGGCGGGGATCGGCAACACAGCCACATTGCTGGGGAATCAGGTTTACTACCTGAAGAATATCGATCAACCAATCCGCATAACGGGTTCTGGTCAGATGCTGACTGGCTCGGATGCAGGGATGGAAAGTTCCGGCCAGTTGAACCCGGCACATTCCCGCTGGCTCATGGGATTCCCGCCAGAGTGGGACGACTGCGCGGGTATGGCAATGCCATCGTCCCGCAGGTCGCCGCAGAGTTTATCAAAGCCTTCACAGGAGCAATCAACGATGTTAACTAAAAAGAAAAAAGCAGCACCGGTTACCGCGGCGCCGCAGCCGGTTAAAAAGAAAAAAGTCGCTCCAGTAACAGTATCGCTTCAGCCTGTAACGGTAGTCGTTAAGAAAAAGAAAGCACCGGTCGAAGCTATCCCTGTCGTGAACGTGGCGCCGGGGCATGCGCTGCTGTCGCCGTCATACAGTAAAACCTGGCTGGCGTGCGCCGCGGCGCTGGCGGCTGGCCTGGACGAGCCGAACGTAAGCGGTGCCGCAGCTATCGAGGGTACGCTGTGCCACCAGGTGTTAGAGAACGTGATCAACCGGCTTATTGATCCGCTCTGCCGTCTTCCGGTTGAGCTGGCGAAATGGGGCGATGAGATGGAAGAAATGCGTCCGACTGCCCAGGGAACGGAAGCGGCTGACTATATCGGCTCATGCCCGCTGCCTGAGCATCCGAAGATGCAGTTCACCGCTGACCAGGCAAAACTGATCACGCCGTTCATCGACTACGTGCGCGGGCTGATGGACGCAGGCTATACGGTATTCCCGGAAATGCGCGTCAACCTGTCCGAAGTGCTGGGAGCAGCCAATACGTTCGGAACCGCCGACCTTATCGCGTTTAAAGACGATCACCTGATTGTCGGCGATTTGAAGATGGGGCGGCACGCGGTATCGCCGGGCACGCTGGACGATCTGAATACGCAGATGGGCCTGTACGGCGCTGGCGTTCTGCACCGCTACCGTAAGACCAAAGACTTTAAGCAGGTAACGCTGCTGATCGCACAGCCGCGCGCAGGCGGCCTTAAGTTCCTGGAAGATATCCCCGCTGCCACGCTGACCGACTTCGCGGCGTTCGCCCGTGATCGCGCAGCTGCGGCGCTGGCCTGCGTCAGCAAGGGTAAAAAGAAACTGGTTGCCGGGGATTTCAATCCGACGCCGGGCGGCTGCCAGTGGTGCCGGTTCCGCGATAAGTGCAGCGCGAAGCTGAAAGCCTCGACCGGTATCGACGAGCCAGCCGGCAATGAGATCAGCGACGAAGAGCTGTTCGCCGCCTATGAGAAGTTGCCGCTGCTGGAATCGCAGATAGCTTCTACCCGCGCAGAAGTCCTGAAACGCCTGCTGGCAGGGCGTAAAATCGGCGGGCTGAAAGTGGTACAGGGAAAACCCGGTAACCGCAAATGGGGCGATGAGCGCGCTGCAGAAGCCTATCTCCTGGGCAAGCTGTTCGCTAAAGCCTACGAGAAAAAAGTCATTACGCCAACGGCTGCGGCTAAACTCCTGCCGGACGACCCGGAGCTGGAGAAGCTGATTGTGCGCCCTGAAGGTAAGCCATCGATTGCCCAGGGTGAAGACCGCCGCGAGGCATACGGAAAAATTGAAGATAGTGATTTAGATGATTGACAGACGAGTTTATCGCTGATAATCTCTTAACAAGTCGCCGGGGACTATAACCCGGAAACACTGAACCCCTAAACCCAGAGACCTGAAACCATGAAAGTAAATATTAAAAACGTTCGTGCACTTTATCCCTTCCTGTTCTCCAAAGACCAGCCGAAAAAAGCTGATCAGGATCCTAAATACCGCGTCACTCTGACAATGGATGAAGATCATCCGGCTGTTGAGCAAATCCGCGAAGCTGCGTTAGAAGTGCTGACCGCCAAAGTGGGCGCTGATGCCGCTGAACGCTGGATGAAGAACAACTTCGGTATTGATAAGAAAACCGGCGTTCTTCACTGGGGCGACAAGCGCGACGAGCCCTCCGAAGACTTCGACAGCACCCGTTACTTCACCGCTAAAAGCGACAGCCAGCCGGTTATCCAGACCTCGCTGGGCGCTAAGCAGAAGCGCGAAGGCACGGTTCGTGATGAAGACGGCGATGATATCGAGCTGGACCGCGAAGAGCACGGCAAACAGATCTATGCTGGCTGCATGGTTAACGCTTCGGTAAATGTCGTAGCCTGGAAGAATGACAACGGCACCGGCGTTTCAACCTATCTGCTGGGTATCAAGTTCCGTAAAGACGGGGATGAGCAGCAGCTGGGCGAAACCGTTGACGACGACGATCTGGACGATGACGACGAAGACGTTGCGCCTCCTAAGAAAGTTGCCGCACCGGCCAAAAAGAAAAAGTAAGTTAACTGGCCGGGGATTCCCGGCCTTTTTCATTTGGGGCTTTCTATGCCAGACCTCCTCTATAAAGATTATGAAACCCGCAGCCCGCTCGATTTAAAACGCGTCGGCTCTTTTCGCTATGCGGAAGACTGCGAAATCATCCTGACGTGCGCTGCACTCAATCAGGACAAGCCGACGATCGTCTCTGACCTTGAAGGCGAGCCGCGCCCGAAATGGCTGCTTGAAGCGCTGGACGAAGCAGAGCACGGCAGCGACGTCGTTATCGTGGGAGCCAACTGGCTGCACTTTGACCGCGAAGTCATGCTTCACCAGGAACGCCGCGATATCCCCGTGCGCAACATTCGAGATCTGATGATGCTGGGCTACCGCCACGGTATGCCGGGCAGCCTGGATATGCTGTGCGAGGCAATGGGGGTGCCGGAAGAGCTGGCGAAGTCGTCCAGTGATTACCGCTTCTCTAAGCCGCTGGCACCAAAGCGGGCGAAAGAGCTGGGCAGCCCTTTTCTGCTACCTCAACATGACCCAGTAAAATGGGCGGAGTTCCGGGACAGTTACTCATGGCGTGACATAGCCGCGATGCAGTGGATTTATCCCCGGTTGCCGACGTGGGGCAACAGTGAGATTGAGGATCTGATCCTTGATATTGATATGGCCGGCCAGCGTCAGGGATTGCTGATTGACCGTGAACTGGCGTCAGCCGCTGACCGCGCCAATAAAGAAATGGTCGCCGCGCTGAAGGCGGATGCGCTGGCGCGCTATGGCGTTAACCCCGCGTCGCCCCAGAAGTGGATGGCGCTGGTTCGCGACGCAGCACCCGGGTTTCACATCCCGAACGGTCAGAAGGGCACGGTTAAGGAGCTGCTGGACGACCCGGAGTTTCCGGCGGAGGCGGCAGAACTGCTGCGCATCTACGGGATCGCAATGGGTAAGGCTGCGTCGAAATATGCGGTGATGCTGGATGCCAGCTGCAACGACGGGCGTGTACGTGGTACGACCGTTTACTTCGGTGCCTACCGGTCCGGGCGAGACGCAGGACGGCTAATCCAGACCCAGAACCTCGCATCGCGCGGAATCTACGGCGGCAGCGTGCTGGAGGCGGGCGTGGTAGCACTGAAGCGCGGAACCTATAAGCGCGCCTTCCAGGTACCGAAACTGCTGGCCAGCGCCGTCCGCCCGTGCATTATCGCAGGCCCCGGTAAGAAACTGGTCGTTGCCGACTTCAGCCAGATTGAAGCGCGCTTTGTTTCATGGCTGGCGGGCGAAGAAGTAAACCTTAAAGTTTTCAGGGATTACGATGCCTCACCACTGGATGCCAAAGGCGAACACACGGGCGACGATATTTACAAAATAACCGCGGCCGGCATGTTTGGTATCCCTGCCGCTGACGTCTCGAAGCCACAGCGTGCAGTCGGTAAAGTATCCGTGCTGGCGCTGGGATACGCAGGCGGAGTGGGTGCATACGTCAGTATGTCCAAAAACTATGGAATGGATCTGGATAAGCTCGCGGATACCGTGACGCCCGAGCTGCCTGAGTGGGCGCTGGCCAAAGCCACGTCATCATGGGAATGGCACAAGATTATGAAAATCAGCCGTCACGGGCTGCGCAAAGAAACGTGGATTGCCATTCAGGCAATCGTGAAGATGTGGCGTAAAGCCAACAGTCGGATTGAGCAGCTGTGGCACGACTGCGAAACCGCCGCGATTAACGCCGTCCGTAATCCGGGGATGGTATTCAGCGCGGGCGCTAAGGTGCGGGCAGACGGCGGACAGGCCCTGCGGTTCTGGCGCACCCAGACGGCGAAAGGTAAGCCCGGGCGTTACCTGTGCATAGAGCTCCCGAGCGGGCGCGTCATGAGTTACCGTGACCCGAAACTGAAGGAAGAGATCGACGACGAAGGGAAATCAAAAGGCGTCACGCTCTATTACAAAGGCAAGGCCGGCGGTAAAGAGATTGCTATCGCTAAAGCCAAAGGCAAGCCGCTGACCGACCGCCAGAAAAAATGGATGGACGTATCCACGTTCGGCGGGAAGATCGTGGAAAACGTTACCCAGGCGGGCAGCCGTGACAGGCTGATGCACACTATGCCGAAGCTGGCGGACGCAGGCTACCTGCTCAGTCTCAAAGTTCATGATGAAGGCGTGTCTGAAGTACCTGATACTGATGAATACAGTTGCGCCGAAATGTGCGAAATAATGGGCGAGTCCGTCGGCTGGGATCCGGGCTTGCCGGTCAGCGCGGCGGGCTTTGAAACTAAATTTTATACTAAGTGATCACTATGGCTTATCAGCGTGAAGTGGGGCGCGGCGGCGTCGAAGAATATTTTGTTAAGGCGGCGAAGCGGGCGAAGTGCCTGGTCCGTAAACTGCAGTGGGGCTGCCGTAACGGCGCGCCTGACCGGCTGATTATATTCCCTGACGGCCGGCTGTTCTTTGTCGAACTGAAATCTCCAGGTAAAGAAGCGGCGGCACACCAGCTCAGGGAACACGCGCGGCTTATGGGCTACGGACAGCGCGTTTATACGATCGATACCAAACCTAAAGTAGACGCCTTCTTTGAGGAATTTGCTCATGCCGCCTAAATGGAAGCCCCGCCCGCACCAGACGCCTATGATGCAGTTCCTGCTAAACCATCCGCGCGGCAATCTGTTTGCCGGCATGGGCGCGGGCAAGAGCTCTGCTATCCTGCAGCTGATCGACTGGCTGCGCATGGCTAACCGCCTGCGCGGCCGGGCGCTTATCATAACGCCGCTGCGCGTGGCAGAAATGACTTTCCCCGAAGAAGTCGAAAAGTTCAGCTTTCCGCGCGTCAGAATGTCTCTGGTGCTTGGCAAGCCCGCCGAACGTCTGGCGGCACTATTCGACGACAACGCTAATACGTTTGTGATCAACTGGGATAACGTGCAGTGGCTGGAGGAGGCGCTGGGCGACCGGTTCGCGGGTTTCTTTGAAATGGTCGTCTGTGACGAATCGACAAAGCTCGCAGGCTACCGCCAGCGCAACGGCAGTAAACGTGCGGCCTCGCTGGCGCGCATCGCGCATAAGGTGCCGTACTGGTACAACCTGACCGGTACGCCCGGCGCAGGCGGCCTGCTGTCGCTATGGGGGCAGCACTGGTTCATTGATGGAGGCAAAGCGCTGGGCACGTCGTTTAAGTCATTCACTCAGCGTTATTTCTGGCAGGAGTTCGCCGACAAGTATCACACAGTGCTGGTACCGAGCGCGCTGGCGGATAAGGAGATCAGGGAGAAAATGGGGCCGCTGTCGGTCTACATCGACCCGGCGGAGTGGTTCGGCACCGATAAGCCGGTCGTTAACGACGTAGAAGTCAGGCTGCCGCCTAAAGCGCAGAAAATTTATGATCAGGTTGAAGCTGAGCTATTCGCAGAACTGGAATCCGGGGATATCGAGGCGCACAACGCCGCCGGCCGATCTAATAAGTGCCTGCAGATTGCGGGCGGTGCGTGCTACCTGACCGACGCGAACGGCGACGCTATGGACGCATGGGAAGAGATCCACACGGCGAAGCTGGATGCGCTGGAGCAGATTATCGAAGAGGCGAACGGCGAGGCAGTACTGGTCGCCTATAACTTCAAGCATGAAAAAGAGCGCATCCTGAAGCGGTTCAAACAGGCCCGGGAACTGGATAAGCAGGCCGTGACGGACTGGAACAAGGGCAAAGTATCCCTGATGGTGGCGCACCCTGCCAGCGCCGGGCACGGGCTCAACCTGCAGGACGGCGGCCGCACGATGGTCTATTACTCGACCGGATGGAACCTGGAGCACACATTGCAGATCCTGGAGCGTATCGGGCCGGTCCGCCAGATGCAGGCCGGGCATCCGCGCACAGTGTTCGTTCATCGCATAATTGCCCGGGGTACCGTGGATAGCGTGGTTATGCGCCGGGCCGACGGTAAGCGCGGCGTTATGCAATCCCTGCTTGATTACTGGCGACATAAAAAAGATGCTTGATTTTCGATTTTATCACTGATAATATCTTTTTCGTCAGGGCGCAAAGGGTGCCTTTAACTAAAGGAAATTAAGAATGAAAACTGTAAACTTCGCTGGTAAAAACTATCTGTCTGTAACAGGTTTTGAGAACCGCGCCACTCGTCGCGCTGCATCACGCAATGCGCGCAGTAACGCAGAAGGGCGACGTGCTGCGCACCGGATGAACCGTCCCGGGCGTTTAAACGAAGTAGATTCAGGCCACCAGAAACTGTGCGCTTTCTTTAAAATCGCACCTTAATCGACTTGCCCGGTTATCCGGGCTTTTTCTTAAGGAAGTAAAATGCGTGAACTGCTGGAGAATATCGACCGCTGCCTGACTAAGACAGAAAAGCAGTTGCTAGAGCTCGAACCGCTTATCGAAGAGTTCGAACAGGGATTGCGTCAGCTTTCCGGGCCTGAGCAGCTGCAATACCGTGAACTGGCAAAGTCAATCGAAAACCGCACGGCGCATATCCGAAAACTTTTATCCTGAGTTTATCTGTGATAATATCCCGGAAAAGCTACAGGAGGATTTAAAAGTGATTTCAGCTAAACGCCGTTGCACAAAGTGCAATACCACTAAACCGATTGCCGAATTCGCGCCAGATACGCGCTACATGTTTAAGCGTAAGAGCTGGTGTAACAGCTGCATTTCTGGCTATCAGGCGGAATACGCCGCGAGTGAAGCCGGGAAAGAAAAACGCCGTGAAGCTCAACGCCGCTACATGCAACGTCTTCGCGAAGGCGGCGAAGCGAACCTTCTTAAACGTCCGACAGTAAAGGATCAGGAAAATGAATAGTGTGACTTCTACCGAATACCGCCGGATGAGCCGGAAGGACCGTGCCGCGTTCCGCAAGTCAGGCGGCAAGATTGTCTGGCTGATGAAAGATCGTATTGGTGCAGCCCTGTCAGTTCTGGCAGTCTGCGGCATTGCATGGATCGTCAGCCTGTCAGAAACGCCGGTTGACTACGAGCGTAACGCTCAGGCCCGCTGCCTGGCCGAAGGCGTTAACGGCGTTCAGGGATTGCGGCCGGTGTACAGTTCGATCGCGTCAGGAAAGGACGGCTCTCGCTACGTTGTGACGTTTGACTTCATTGCGCCCAATGGTCTGGGGAAAAGTATCCCCGGCCGTATGTACTGCGAGACTGACCTGGCCGGGGAGGCTGTTTTACTTATGAACGTAGCCCGCCGTTAAGCGGGCTGTGCAGGCCATTGAATGTCGTCAGAAGTATCGGCGTCCAGCGCGTCAAGAAGATCGAGATAGTCAAGCCAGGCGTTAAGCTGCGCAAGTTCGGATGCCGTAAGTTTTCGGCCCAGGAGCAGTTTAGTCTGCCATACCGAGATCCGTTGCGAAGCTTTATCAATCAGACTTTGCTTCATCGCCATGTTACCTTGTCTTTTTCTTTCGAGAAGGGCCGCAGCTTCTTCCGGCAGGGGCTCAGGCGGAGGTGGTGCAATAAATTCACCTTCCGCGTAATGGTAGCCAGCCTGGACTCTTGAATCGTCCGCAAGTTCGATGAGGGTAAAACCTTCTCCGGGTGAGTAAGGCGTCTGCCCGTCCCACATCACAACATTCTCTACCATACCTGAATCAGTGTTTACGACTGCGTAGCGTGATACTTTTGCCGTTGTCATATTAATCACCACTCAATAATAACGATCCCTTGTGCCCCATTGCCGCCCGGGCCCGATGGTACATTAACCGATGCCTGGCCGTAGCCGCCGCCAGAACCTCCGCCGCCTCCACCGAAACCGAAAGCAGTTCCGCCTGGGTCAGTTAGCCCAGTTGCCGCGCGCGCGCCGTTACCGCCGCCGCCGAACGGCGATGAGGCGCCATTACCGCCGTTGCCAGTGTAATTGCCGTCGCTGCCAAACTGACCGTTAGGATACCCGTTACCGCCAGCGCCCCCGGCTCCGCCGTATCCAGCAATGTTCTGCTGAACAGCCTGCCCCGGCGCTCCTGACAGTCCGGGTGCCAGTGTAACCAGGGTACCAACTACGGTAGATCCGCCGTTGCCACCGAATTTACCTGCTCCTGCGGCAGACCCTTCTGCGCCTGCGCCAGCACCGCCGACCGTAATCGGGATAACCTGACCCGGAGTAACCGCGAATGCTTTTTTATACACGAACTGACCCGCGCCGCCGCCGCCGCCGCCCCCGCCGCCGACCAGGCTTGATTGACCTCCGTTGTTTGTGGCGCCCGAGCCACCGCCCCCGCCGCCGGCACAAGCCGACAGATAAAGCGTAGTGACACCAGCAGGAACAGTAAAACTCCCGTTCGAGGTTATAACAGCTGATCGGATGTCGCCTGGCGCTGACAGTTTAACCCAGTCATTATTAGCGCCCGGGGTAGATACGTTAGCGGTTTTGACTGACTGGTAAACGGCTTCGTTATACAGTACAACGACACCTTTTCCGTAAGAGAAGGCAGTCCCACCGTTATCGGCAGCAGTAATCCATGGAGCTACGCCGCTGACCTGTAACTCTCTTACTGCGTCGCTGACGTCGTGGAAGATCTGGTTCATGGATGTTCTTTCGACGCGTCGCGCAGAGGCATCAGTATTCGGGTCTAACTCATAGTTAGGCGTATATCCCTGGGAATAGGAAACGCTGCCGTCGGATTGCTGGGTAAGCGGAACCTCTACCCGATCTCCGTTATCTGCAAAAGGTACTCTGATCAGTTTTGTCATGGCGTTTAACCTACAAATTGAGAATATTGCTGGTTGAAATTAGTATCATCAGGGCCAAAGCCAAAACCGATGCGCGGTTTTATGATAAAGCGGGCTTTAACACCGGAAGGACGTGGAACAATATCATATTGCTGTATCAGGGATAACATAGCATTCGGAAGAACCCCGAGAAAAACGTAGGTGATCGTCATATCTTTGCCATCAAGCGCATAAGCCCCCGCGCCGAATACGTCTTTCAGCGCGTGATTTATGTCAGGAAGCGTACCTGAACTGGTTATCTGCCACATGCGAAGGCGCAAAAGTTGCCTCTTTTGTTCAGTGGTCAGGGACTGTGTCCCGGCTGAATCCCTTGCAAAGTTACCGTGCCCGAAATTTTTCCCGAACGGACCAAACCCCCAGGCGGGATAGTCTGCCGGGCTCTGATCAACCGTGATATAGAGTGGCAGGTCAAGGATTATCGACCATACGTTAAGCCCGAAATCGTTAGCGGTAAGCAGGTTAAATACGTCACGCTCCCAGTCTATCCAGAACTGGGTATGATTTGCGGTGTACCACGCCTGATACTTTTCCAGCAGGCCGCGCAGATTAGGTGACTGGTCGCTCATCCATGGGATAACTTTCAGAACGTCAATAGAGAAGTCGAAGCGCTGAATATTCATACAATATTAACCAGAATATTGGATTCAGTGATTGTGGCCTTCTGATTCAGCCGTATGGCGATAGGGGAATTCTGCCAGGCAGGAGCGATATCCTGTAACGCCACTTCGACATTACGGATGAAGATGCCCGAAGCAGCCAGGTTACCAGCGGCAGCCAGCTCAAAAGGCGATACATCTTCACCCAGTACGAATCCCTGTTCGTCGGTCTGACCGAGCGCGTATGCCATTACGGCAGAGCGTATCAGCGCCAGGGGGTCTGAAATACCCCCTCCTGTCGATACTGTAAATCGTGCCATTACGGGAACCGCAGTCGGCCTGTCGAATTTTACCGTTGACGCCTGCCCAGAGAAAGGATCCTGAACGGTGACCGTAACTGCTCCATTCCAGTTTGCGCCCGCGGTTTTGCTGCGATAAAGGGCGCCGGCAACGTCAGTATCTTCCCCTCCGTCTACGCAGGCCCAGACGCTATGGGCAACCAGGGTTATGCCGTCAATTACCTGGGTAGTATTTTCAACGTTTTCGCGGAAGCTCAGCGACAGAACCTGAGGCAACGCACGGACATTACTGAACACCGCTTCGGAAATACTGCGACCCTGTAAAGCAAGAGTCTGCTTGCGTTCGCGGCGTGCCTGGATATCGCTCTGTGAAGCCAGCCCCTGCAGACCCGGCTGCGGGTTAGAACTAGTTTCCCAGCCGACAGCGGTATATCCCTCTACCGGGACTGTAAGGCTACCCGCGGGAGCAGAGATCGGGCCTTCTTCAAGTGCCTGGAACGTGCCGGTTACCGTTCCCGTATCTCCCAGCATTACCGTATCGATCAGCTCGAAGATATCTCCGCCTGTAGTAGTAGCGCGGCGGCTTCCCGAAGGAATGATAGCCCCAGGGCTCCCGGTCAAAATTACATTGTAAACCGTGGTGTAGGTAGCTTCTCTTCGGCGCCCGCCAGTAAAACTCCATATATCATCAAGGAAGACTCCGCCCGCAATATCGGGGTTTATCTGGTTCGCTACCGCTGCGTTATTCGCTACTACTTCCGCCCTGACTGCGGTTTCCTGTCCGATAAGCATCCCCTGGGGGGTCTCGTCGTTTACGTCGAGGTCTTCACCTAAAACCTCTTTCCACTCCGCCTGAGTTGCGGATTTTAATTCAGCCGTATCAGGGATAATCACGCCGTCGGGCGTGAGATATTTATAGTCAGCCATTGGATACCGTTCCTGATCCGTAAATAGTGGAAATGGTGGCAGTGTATAGCAGCTGTTCCCCTGCAAAGGAAAACGCCACTGCGATAACTTCGCTGACGCCCGGCACCGTAAGCAGCATCTGCCGGATGTACATTTCATACAGTGACAGATCTTTATCTTCCATCACTTTGAAAAAAGGGGCGCCCCGAGACTGAGCGTAGGGCAGCTCGCCCAGATTAACCTGACAGGCTCTGCGACACGACATAACGCAGGCTTCAAGGTCAGTCGCAATCGCAACGTTTCCTGCGCCATTCAGATAAATATCGTTCAGTGCGTTACTGGCTAAGGTTCTCATGGATTTCTCGCTGGACCGATGGTATCGCCGCTGGCATCATTATGATTATGCCCGATAAGATTAACCCCATTTTCTCCCGTGAACTGAGGAGCAGTGATAGGCTTATTGCAGGTAACCCCTGCGGCCGTAATCGTAAAAATACAGTCTTCAACGTTTATCATAACACTGCCGGGCTTAAGCGCGATAGCCGTGCCGCCGTCAAGCGTTTGCAATACCGCGGCCTCGGAGTCATCAACTATCCATCCCTTCATTACATCCGGGTAAAACACGCCATCAGCGAAACTATGCATCCGGGGAGTGTTTCCTCGCTCGGATGCATAGGATTGAAGGAAAAGTGAAATATCCCTGTCACTGGCTTTTATCCACCCCAGGTCGCCGGATTTAAGTGGAAAATTCAGAACCATTCCTCCGCCGCCGATCTGAACGACCGGCACTGACGCGGGCGCCTGCATCTGCACATTGATTCCGTTCGTGTAAGTAAGCTGGTAAAGGATTTCCACCTGCGCCCGGTTTGCGTCGCGGTCATAGCTGATAATTCGGGCAGGAAGCTGATTGTTTGTTTTCTGCATCAACTTTTTAAACATGAAGCCGATCGCACCGTCAGCGTCTTCATCTTCGCCGGGCCGGCGGCTAGGAACTGGCAGGCTTTGACTTTGATTTTGATTTGGCATTCGCTTTTGCCTCAGCTTCGCGTTTTTTCTGGATTGAACGGATGTTATCATTATTACAGCTTAAGTCCAGATACCAGTCCTGCGCACGCGTGGCAAGGCTGGTTGCGAGGTTATAGATCACATACTGACCGTTAGCAGCCGGATTAATGTCAGATTCAATCTGCACCGCGTCCCCCACATTAACTGTCGGGTCAAAAAGCATCCGGACCTTTACGCCCTTATCGTCAACTAATGGCGATCCGATCATCTGAGTATGCCGGCTCAAAATACGCGCCTGGCCTTTATTGGCCACTCCCAGGTCTTTAACTATCAGTTGATTATTATCAATAAAAGCGTCCACATCCCCAGCCAACGCCAGCTGATTTACCTGACGGGCTGCGCTGCCGTTATAGAGATAGTTGGCAATAGTCTTATCGGTCGCCTCAAACCGTAGCGGAAGTCCATAGTCCTCCGCTACCAGCCGTGAAAGTTTTGACAGGGATATAGTTGGCGGTGACTGGCGGGCGACGAATTTGTATTTTATGTCATCGCTGGTCAACGCTTTTAAGGTCAGGCGAATGTCCGGAAGGTCGCTCGGGCTCGCCGCAGAAATGCCTCCGGTAAAAATCCGTTCTACTCCTGTAGAGGCACGACCGGCCAGCACAGTAAGTAGTTTCTTTTGGGGGTTAGGATTCCACGGACTGCACTCAGTAAGCAGGTAATTTCGAATGTCCGGACGCAAGTTCGTTAGCACCGCGTCGCAGGTGTTCTGTTTACCGTCGGCGCTACGGTTTATTTTAACAGACATATCGCCGCCTTCATAAATGCGAAATTCCCCGTTAACTTCTACCCCTACCTGTAAAATACGGTCATCCATTTCGCAGCGCCTCCATTTCAGCAATCGTCAGGTAAAACAGCTGCTGAGTGTTGCCGAATTCAGACCAGTAAGGGAGCTCATCATTAAGGGTTTTAAAAACGAAATTACCGGTTTCCCTCGGCCCTGCCGGGATCAGCGGTACGGAGCATACGGCACGGCGGCCCTGTATCAGCGGCACGCCCGCACGGGAAATATTAACCGCCATTATGCCGTTACATTCAAGAACCGCTATCTGGTGAAGTACGTTATCGAGCAGCACTGACAGGGACTGCTTTTCGACGCGCTGCAAAGGAATAAGGATCATAGTAAAATGTCCGAAAGAACGCTCGTTTTCTGTTTAGCCGATGCCTCTGTTCCGCGTTTCTGGCCAGCCTTTGAGGTTGAAGCATCCTGTTTAGACCCTTTGGACCCTGCTGAAGCCTGGCCTTTCTTAGACGGGGCCACTTCAGTAGCCGGCAGGGATTGCACATCGGCCCGGAACCATTTTACCTCGCGGAAGCTCAGCGCAATGGCGATAGAGTCCCCGGCCTCGGGGGTTTCTTCATGGGGCATTGATTCGATGTACTGATTAGCGTAGCTGCCGGTTTTAGTCTGCACGATCAAGGGTGTAGACTTCAGGAAGGCATTGCGCAGCGCCGCGTAGGTCTGACCGTAAGCTTCATCGGTGATTATGGCAGCAAACTGAATTGCCACTGGCTTAATTATTTTCTGGTCAGCGACTTTGGTTCCGTCTTCCAGTTCATGTTCAAACAGTATGGATTCTTCACGTACCGTAGCCCGCATAACGCGCGCGTTCTGAAAGAGGCTGTTACCTTCCGCGTCAGTTATTCTGACCACGTCACGGGCCAGTGAACTCCCGATAACTGCGGACGCTGCCTGGGCGGCACCAATTAGCTGATTAAGAATTCCCATTAGTGGCTTATCCCGTCGTCATGCTGCGCTACCGTGTTTTTCCATTGCTCCCCGATCCCGCCTGTTACTGCTTCATTAATCGCGGCAGGATCGGAGCTCTGTGTATGAATTTCCATTCTTTCAATATGCACTGGCGCGTTGGTTTCTACAACCCGGGTTGAGGTAGAACTGGACGAGCCTGCGACCGAGTTTATAGGTGAAGCTGCAGAGGCGGCCATGACAGCTTTTGCTGCTCCCGGGGCTAAACTTGAATTCGGTAAAATACCGTCCGGCTGTTGTTTCGTAACCGGCACTGACGGAGGAAGCCCGGTAGCTGCTGCCACATCCCCTGCCAGGTCGCCCGCCTGAACGTCAAGCCGGCGCTCTGCACCGGTGCGCATACGCGAAATTCCCAGGGCTTTCTGAGCGGCTTCAGGTACAGAATCAACGATACTGTTAACGATGCTGGCAAACAGGTCGCGGAAGAAATCCCCGATCTCAAGGCCCAGCGACCGGAACCAGTTAAACAGCCCCGTGAAGGCCGTTTTGGCGTTTGCTACCAGTTTATCCAGTGCCGGGTTCAGCGAGTTAATGTAATTAACCACGTCGTCAAAGGTCTGTAACGCCTGGTCTTTAACCTCAAGGAAAGCATCGCGCATCCAGATGATCTGACCGCGTACTTCTTCCAGCACTTTTCCGAGCTCAGGGAATTTCTTAACGAGTTCGCCGGTAACGGTAGAGGCGGTCGGGTCAGTGAAATACAGGTACACGTCTTCGGCTACCAGAGCTACCGCAGCGACAGCGGCCGCCAGCGCCAACCATGGCCACGTAGCCGCCAGGGTTGCCACTGCCAGGCGACCGGTTGCCAGCGTCGCCTGGACAATGGAGGGGATGAGCGCAGTAGCAATCACCGTCGCAGGGATACCGAAAAAAGTTGCGAAGGCGACCTTATGCTGATTTACATAGTCAATAATCGCGTTCAGCGCTTTAAAGAATCCGGCCACGTAAGGCAGCACGCCGCGCGCGATTGCTTCACCAATCCCTGATAAAACGAGCGACAGTTTTTGCTGTTCGTTCTGCAGTTCCTGCGCCGCTTTCGCCTGCTCTGCTGTCATCACACCGTTACGCCGTACCAGTTCAAGCCGTTCCTGTAACGCCTGGTTCCCTTTGGTTAACAGGGTCAGTAATTTGGGGTCATTGATACCTAACTGACGGATCAGGAATATCGCTTTTTCCGGCGACATACCGTCTATCGCTTTACTCAGCCCCTCGAAACCCTGGGTAGCATTTATCATGTTACCGTTGGCGTCTTTGAGGCTTACCCCCAGTTCTTTGAAGGTTTTGGCGCGCTGGGATTCTGCGTCAGACGCACCTTCGCCGATTGCCTCTGCCAGGTCAACGAACAGATCACGGGTCTCGTCAGCCTCATAGCCTGCGGACTGCAGCACCTTAGCATAGGCATCATACTCTTCGACGGGGATATTGAGCGACTGGGCGTTATTGGCCGTCGAAACAAATCCCTGTATACGCTCCCATGCAGCGGCGACTGAGCCCAGTGCCGCGACAGCCGCCCCGGCAGGAAGTATAAGGCCGCGAAGGTTGTCTTCTATACCGCCCAGCGCCCGGCTAGCAACGTTACCTGCGCTCTGGGTAAGCTGGCCCATGCGCGTTACATTGCGGCCCACTGTATCAGTTGACTGTTTGCCCTCTTCTTTCAGGTCGTCGAAAGCCTCGCCAGCTTTATTAATTCCCTGTACTGCATCTTTTGAATCTGCCTTCAGGACGAAGAAAAAGCTGTCGAGGATACTCATATATTACCTTTTATTTTTGGTCTGCTCAGACGCCCACCATTCGTTAAACTTGGACGTAACCACCACTTCCCAGATCAGATAAGCCTCTTCAAGCGTGAGGCTACTCTTTAATTCTGTGAGGGTGGCTTTTCCGCTTGCGATAATGACCGCAATGAATCCGTCAGCGTTGACATAATCAACCTGGTTAACATCGCTTTTAAACCGCCGGAGGAAACTGAGCGTACGAACTTTTCGAAGAAAGAGAAATTATATTCAAGGATCGCTTTTTCGAGTTGCATCAGCGACTCTGCGTCCGGAACATGGTTATCGATCAACGCCTGGGTAGTCAGGCGGATAGGCTCGCCGTCTTCCCGGGCAGCGGTAACAAAACCCATGGCTTTGATCATGATTTTCTCATTCTCAGCGTACTGGTTCTGTTCCCACTGTTTAGCCATCGCAGCAACGCTGGTCGGGTACTTCGCAGCAATCTCCCTGCCAGTTACGGCAGGGAATTTGCTTATCGTGTACACGCGTACGTTACCGTTCCGATCGGTGATTTCCACCTCTTGCGGTTCGATAAGTTCAGCCATTATCGGGCCTCTGTGCTTGCTTTGTTCTCAAAGCGGAAGTTATACGTCTTGCTTTTCAGGCGGCCGGCGGACGCTACTGAACGTCCCGGCGTAGCTGAGAAGATGATCCCGGGGAACAGCGTGATAGTGCTGCCGTCCGGGTACATGCCGACTACTGTAATGATATCTTTAGCCGGGCGTTTACCGCGGGCGGCACGGTTAGCTTCGTAAAGCACCGCCATATTTTTATCATCTTCGCTGTTCGGAATAACCGACATTGCGAACGGGATCGGCGCTGAAGTTGACCAGGTAATCATATCCCCGTTCAGGCCATTAGCCGCGTCATTGATCTGCAGTTCTGGCAGGTCGAACGGGTCGGCATCGTCGGCGAAAGCAGTTACCGTAAAACCGGCCGGAAAAGTCTTCGACGCGATAACCCGGACGGATAGGCCGAAGCCTGCTACATCTTGCATAATAGTCCCCTTAGATCAGGATATCGCGGCCAGTGATTTTATTCACGGCGTCCGCTTTACTATAGAGAAGGGTGTAATCGATCTGATACTCGGTTACACCACTGTCCGGGTCGGTCGTCTGGGTGACTACTGCATCAATCCAGTACCCCAGATTCTGCACCTGGTGCCACGCCCGCTCATCGTCAGTGATCTGCAGGATATACGCTTTCTGGTCCGACGTCAGGTCTTTACCGACTGCGAAGGTGCCATTAAACAACGCGCGGTTGATAACGTCCTGCAGGCTGCCCAGAACCATCCCCCGGCCTTCATCAGTAGCAGGGATTAGCGGCAGGTTTAACAGCAGTGCCATCAGGTTTGAAGTCGCTGCCGACTTGAACCACATTTCGTTACCGAACACCCCCATCTGCGATGGAGTCGAAGGGGTGCCTGCTACTACGCCACGCTGATAGAAAGACAGATTCTGCCCTGCCGTCTGCGTCTGGCCATAGTAGTTAATGCGAAGCCCGTTGAGTTCACGAGAGATCGCGGTATCAGTCACTTTAGGCGCTACACCGCTGAACACGTTAAACATGTAATTAGGTGCGGCATTGCGCTTTGTGTAATCCGTGGCCGCCAGGATAATCCCGGGGATATCTTCGTCGTGGTCTGTGTTGGTGTCATTAACCAGCGTCAGACACACGCCGCCGAAGGTAGCCAGCGCGGAGCTGTAGGCGGCCCGATCAGCGTACTTAACCGGCACAAGTGCAAAATATTTTACGTTTTGCGCCTGTACCCACGCGCCGATCTCCGTCCACTGTTCAAGCGTCAGAGCATCGATAAATCCGAATGACCCGAAATTATCGCTGAGAACGGTAGAGGCGGTGACGGCCTGAAGCGGGGACTGGGCCGCCGCACCGCTGCCGAAGGTAGCCTGGCTGGTCCAGCCGGAAGGGCTGACAATGCTGGTGCCTGCCGTCGGTGCGCTGACGATTACTGCTGCAGGAACCGAAGTAGCGCCTGGGAAAGAAGCATTGAAGCGCTGTCCGACGTTATCAAAGCTGACAGTAGCGCCGGCGAAGTTACTGCCCGCCTCCGCCCGGATCCCCGTCTGGATGATTGACGCAACGTCAGCTAAGGACGCAGCGGCGGTGAAATCCAGGTCTTCAACCTGGGCAGACTGAGTGCCTACCTGCAGATTAAATGCACCATCGGCGATTGCCTGCCACGTGGCAAGAAGCGTTACCGGTGCTGCGCCGCGAATAGACGGAGCTTCATTGGATTCTGAGAAGTGCGCGAAACTCAGTTTTTTTGGTTTGGTAACGATTTTCGATACCCAGCCAAAATACTTAGTAGCCCGGCGATACTCGTCCGAGTTAGTGCCAAATAAAGTTTCAACGTCGGCGAGGGTGGTAACTTCAACCACTGAACCGGCCGGAACGGCGGGGTTAGTAGTGAAAAATCGGGTAATCAGTTCGCGCTGTGCGACTGTAGTCCCCGCCCCGACGCCGCTTGTGATATCGACGTATTCAGTGATAGAGATGCTCATTTGTAATCCTCTGAGGATATTAAACGGGGTAGATCTTAACGCCTGTTGATGTTACCACACCGACAGAAATAATAAGTTCCTTCTTAACGATAACGATAATATCGAAACTCGGTTCAGGTTCCCAGTTATCATTTTCATCCTGAACATAATTTGACCGAATTTCCCCGACATGCTGGATTCCGATCCCTGCCGCCTTGCACGCGTCAAGCATTAACCGGCTTTGTAATATCATCGCAGCAGTATCAAGCAGGTCGTTAGCCGTCAGGGATTCGCTGTCTTCGAGTTCCGTTGGTACCAGCGCGTTAAACTGGAAGCTGATTGCATGGTTCTGGACGTTCGTGTCCCGCGCTTCAGTTTCGGTCAGACGGAAGTTGCGCGATTGCCAGCCCACCCGAGATGAGCCAATGCGGTGCATAATGATAGCAGGCTGCGCTGGCGCCGCGCTCTTCGTGCTGGCGTAATTACGCTTGACCCGGACGTCATCGCGGCCAGTGGCAGCAAATCCCTGCAGCAGCACGGAGCGGATCAGCGTGAAAATCTGAAGCTCGTTCATTCTTTCACCGCTATCACACGCACCCAGCCATCCTGAACTATCCAGCTGGTTTCCTCCAGCACGGTGAACTCCGCCCCGTTCCATGTAACGCGGTCACCCTGGCCGCCACGGTAAGCGCCATGCATATCCGCAGTGCTGATGATTTTGATGTAGGTTTTACCGACGGTAAGCCCCATCTGCTGGATATCGCGGAACGGCACAGCCTGAATGGAGCAGTTAATCAACGGAACGGGATCAGCGTAGACAGGGATTGTTTTACCGGACGAGTTTTCACCTTCCCCGATAAACTTTTTAACGGTGGCGCCGCGGGTAGGCTGGATAACGCGCAGAGCCTGTAACAGAAGATTGCTGCCGGGAACCTGCATTTTATTTTTTCCCTGTCTGATGAGTAAGCGTGGTGATCATTAAAGTACTCGCGACCAGTGGCTTCGTGCCAGAAACCCCTTCGCGTTTACGGGCTGCGATAGTCGAGGCTTTAAGTGCCGGAGAATTTACCTCAGATATTTTCTGCCGTACGCTGCCCGCCGCAGCACTTCCTATGGCGTCCAGTACCTGAAAAGGGGTGTAACGCCCATCGGCTACCGCTTTAAACCCGCTGGCCGCCGCGGCGCTCCACTCCGCCCTGCCTTCAGAAATGGCGGGTCGCATGTAAGAGCGGGGAGGTATTGATCTGCGGGATGACCCGAATTCCTGGGTCGTGGCAGCCAGTGCGACAGGGGTGCCGTCAGGGTATCTTGCAGAATCAAACCAGCCTACTCGTGTCTCGGTTTCTCCGAGTTCGGCGAGGCGTTTAGCCAGATCCTGCCAGCCCATCAGAAACCGCCGCCGACTTTACGAAATGCGCGCCTTTCACTTGTGCCGCCGATGTAGCCGAAGCTGCGGGAGAAACGCGCCAGCAGTGCGCCCAGCTGTTCCCCGTACGGGGATTTATCCAGCCAGGCGGTGAATGATCCTTTAGTGGCGGTGTTAACGGCGAACCCGACAGAAATGCCGTCAATGCTGGCGCTGGTCATAACGCCAGTTGCGGTCTGACCAGGCACAAATGCTGTGCCGTTCAGGTAAAGAAGATGGGCCGTGATCAGCATTTCCATCAGGGCAATGCAGTTTTCGCAGCGGTACCAGCGGGCAGAGAAGCTGATATAGCAGCTGGCCATATCTGCAGCCGCGTTAATAGCGTCCGCAGGATAAAACGTTTCGTCAGTAAAGGCCGGGAAGGCTTTACGGAAGGCTGCTATATCAATTGCCATGATTACTCGCTTTTTGTTTTCTTAGGCGGTTTTTTGCCTTGTTTTTCAAAATCACTGTCGGTGAGCTGTGCGCCGCCGTCTTTTTCTGTCAGGTCAGAAGTCGCTACGTCTTCAGCGGTTTCCTGGCTGGCTTTGCGGGCCTTCTCGTCCACGGCAAAGAAACCGGCTTTAATCCCGTCCATAAACGCCGGAACGGTTTTCAGGAACTCCAGCTCTTCAGCAGTAACGGTAGTCGCAACGCCGCGCGGAGTGATAAAGTTTTTCTCGCGCTGGATGCCGGAACCGCCTTTGATAACAACAGCTGCGTCATATTTGCCTACGCGAGGGTGTGCGATCCACTGCGGATAAACCTGATCAGCGCTGGCGGTTGAGTAAACTACTGGCATAAATATTCCCCGTTTCAATTAGGGTGAGCGGGGATTTCTCCCCGTCACGATTTTTAATCAGATACCGCTTGCACGATATACCGCGTAGCCACGTTTTACAATCAGGCCCGAGGTCGCGTTACTGAAATCTTCAGTAACCACTTTACAGCTGGTATCGATGCCCAGCACGCGCAGACGCGACTGCACGACCTGCATCATGGTGCCGCCGCCGTCTGAGCCGGTATCGCCTACGACGTCTGCCCACATCACGAAGGCATCCTGGCCTGCGTTGACGTTGTTCAGTTCGTACATTGGTACGACGGTCGCGTTCGGATAGTTAGCTTTCAGCCAGTCGAATACCGTTTCACCGGTCATGCTGCCATTGTCCGGGCTGTTCATGTAGTCGATTTTTTCGCTGGCGACTGCGATCATGATGCGGTCGCGCTGCGGGTCGATACGCTCTTTCGAGTTGGTACGCAGGTAAGAGAAACCGATCAACAGGTCTTTGATCATTTCGTTACGGGTTTTGGTGTTCCACTGCGAACTGCCGGAAGCACCGACCGGAACCGTCACATAACCAGGCATAGCCGGATCATTCAGGAAGCCGTAGATCGGACGGTCGTCGCCCATGTTATAGCCCGCGAAGGCCACCATGTTACGTGAATGATCCAGCGCTTCCTGTGCTGCGCGGCGTTTGGTATCAGCAGAGTTGATACCGATGCGGCCAGAACGAGCCGCTTCCAGTTCCCCGACTTCCAGACCTGCTTCAAAGCGTACGACGCCACGCATAACGTGCTCAATGCCCCAGGAGGCATTAACAGGCACGTTATTATGATCGCCGTACAGCTCAGCATGGCCGGTCAGGCGAAGAACTTCCATGATCAGCTCAGCATCTTCCCAGCTGCCGGCGGTAGTTACACCGAAAAACTCATCGGCTTTATTCGCGCGCGTAGCATATTCGATCTGGCCAGGCAGCCAGGTCTGCAGGAACTGCGAAAGTGCCGGGATCGAAGCTGGCAGGCCAGGGATTGCGATAGCCGCATCCTGACCGTACGCGCGCTGATAGGTTTCAATCGCGTGCGGGCTGACGTGGATGCCGAGCTTGCCCAGTGCCTGCACGTTAGGCGCGCTGTCCAGAGCAATGGCGCCGCTCTGAATTTTTTCGCGCAACGTAGCAGACAGCTTGCGGGCTTTCTCAGCAGTAAGCGCTTTATGGATTGCGGTAAGTTGTTTCATCTTTTAATCAGCCCTTATGCTGAGGCAGCAGGAGTCGGCAGCTCTTTCAAGCTAACGACAGCTTCGCCGGTTGTTACGTTGTAGCGAACCACTTTAGCGCCCGGGATCAGCGTATGGTTAGCCGGAGCGACCTGCGCCGGAGCGGCGGCAAGCTGACCATCTGCAGCGTAGGCTACGCCGTCACCGATACCAGCGCCGGTAGTCAACAGCAGCAGAAGGCCTGGGTGCTCAGTGACGCCTGATACGATGGTACCAGCTGGAACAGTGTCAGCAACGGTGCCCGGCAGAACAAAGCCCAGATGTTCTTTCGGATAGCACAGGATCCCTGCAAATACGCCATCGCCGCCGACTTCCGCCAGGCCGTTCTCACCTTCGATGTGAGTCAGCGCGCGACCGAATACGTTAGCGGTTGCAGCAGAATTGAGCTGCAGAGGTTGTGCATTTTCGCTGCCCCGAACACCGAGATAGCTTTCGCCGACGATGCCCCATGGCATGGCGTCCTGTACTGAATTTGGGAATGGCATAGTAGACCCCTTAAAGATCGTCGATTGCTTTCGCGTTGCTGCCTGCTGGCTGCGCCGCCTGATCCATACCGAACGCGTAAACCGGCGCCGGCGCTTTATCCAGACCGGCTAACAGGCCGTTCAGGGTTGCGATTTCCTGACCTTTCGGGGCGGTCACGTTCAGCTTTTTAAGGCCATACGCGGCTACCTGGTCAGTCGTCATGCTGTCCATGGCAAACGCGCCCGTGTGTTTCGACACGCGCTGATACAGGTCGTTACGCGTAGCGATCGCCTGCATAACCACGCCAGAATCCATGCCATGAGCAACCTGTTTTTCCAGCTTCGCAATGCGAGCCAGCAGGGCCGCACTGTCTTCAGCTTTAGCCGGAACATCGGTAGTTTCGTCTTCAGCTTTAGGAGGGGTCTGCGGTTCGGTAGAAGTCGGAGGTGGCGTAGTTTCATCAACAGCAGGGACTACCGGATCAGCAGGCGGGGTGGCTTGCGGGTCGGCGACGACAGGCAGTGGCGGAGTCGCCAGTGCTTCTGCCAGTTTGCTTTTATCTTCTGGCGTCAGCGCATTAATAGCTGCGATCAGTTCTTCCAGGGTCATGTTTTGAGCCTCGATAGTAGGAATTGCGCTGTCCATGACAGCTACGTCTGCGCCCGTGCGGCCTTTTTCGACCAGCGCCAGGTGATTTCCGCGCAGATTGCTCTGCACATATGAATAATTAATCCCCTGCCACTGTCCCGGGGAATACACATAGTCGTACAAATAGCCGGGGGATAGCTGAACTTTACCCGTATTAAAGGCGTCAAGCAACTTTTGCGAGTAAACGCGCAGGTTAGCTTTGAGATAGGGCGCCTCGTAGTAGACATTTTCCCCTGTAGTGCCGGTCAGCGGAAGGTCGCCAGCGTCGGCCCCTTCGACTCCGAGCCACTGATGCTCATCGATAAAGGGCATCAGTTTGAAAGAGTCGATTGTTTCCTGGCGTGCCAGCTCGCTGCCCGGGCGGTAAACTTTTACGATATCGTTCGGGTCACCCGGGTAGCCTGGAATCTGCGAACCGAGATAATCGTAAACCCCTTCTTTAGAAATGGGGTTTCCCTGAATGGTCATATAACCGTTCTGGTCGAACTGGCGCGCAGACTTATCCATTGCACGGGCGCCGTGATACTTTTTGCGGGCTTTCTTATTGGCTGGCATCTGGGCTCGTCCCGAAGTCAAGGATCAGGCGGAACGTACAGCGACAGTTTACTTCTTCTGATGGCTGTACGTAATTTCCGCCATTATCACCGACGGGCGCCCCTTTGCGCAAGTCAAACTCTTTCCCGTGATAATCAAGGTGGCGGCGGCGAGGCTGCTTATCCCCGCCTCCTGCGTGGCTATGGACCCATATCGCGCGCACTGGCTGCGTGCCGCTTACTCCGCCTGCTGCCGCTACCGCCCGATTTATGGCGGCACCCTGATAAGTCTTGCGGGTCTGGTCAAGCGCAATAAGTTTAGCCCGACGGTCGGTCATTCCGTTTACTTCTTTCAGACGATCGAGGATATCGTTAAAGCTACCCTGACCGCTGATCGAATCCTCGACTGCCTTCCGGATTTTATCAACGTGCTCAGCAGGGATACTTTTTATCAGCGCCGCGTTTTCCGTTGCTGCCTGGCGATAGAAAATCTGAACCGAGTCATCCGGCGCCCCGATACCGAGATTTTTAAACTTCTGGTCAGTGCCCTTCTGTACTCCGTCAAGCATCGGTCCGAACATCGACGGCGCGGCGGCTTCGAAAAGCGCGCCGAACCTGTCTGACAGTTCGTTAAGGGTCTGCCTGATATTACTGCTGCGGCTCAGTGCCTGCGCTACCCCTTTCGTCATCCACCGGGTTAGCTTGCGCAGGCGCCGGCTGTACTCTCGTTCCAGTGATAAGGGATTCGATAGCGGCTGCGAGAGCTCGGTCTGACTCGGATTCTTCGCCATTCTCTTCTGCTTCCTCTTTCATGTACTGTGACCAGCCTGCGCTTTCATCGTCAGCCAGTTTGCGTTCAATGGTTTCCTGAGATACCACGCCCAGCGTCTGCCAGATCTGCGCTTCCTGAGCTTTAACAAGGTTGGTATCTGCCTGCTCTTTTTCGCTCGGTTCGTCCAGCGGATTCCAGACGATCTCGAACTCTTCGACGTCACCGAATTCTGACTTCTGAGCCAGCAGGTAATGCCGGTCAAGCAGCGGCGTCATATGGTGTTCCTGAATAGATGCCAGCGTTTCACGATAGGCAGCGTTCTCGAATTCCCCGGTAGCATTAAACCCTTTCGGGCTGGTTCCGATCAGCTTCGTCGCGGGGACTTCGGCGACCGCGGCGACTAACTGATAGCCAGTCATGATAACTGCGTCCACGTCTCCGAGACTGGTCTCTGACTGTTGATATTCATCACCTATGTCGATCGGCAGCACGCCATGGTTATCCCGGCGTTCCACAAATTCGAGGATCTTTTGCGTGAATTTGTCAGGGTCGGCCGCCGCCGTTTCGAGGTCCGTTTTAACGACGTTCATGCGCTTAGTCAGCAGAAGCTGCGGCGCTTCGTTGGCGCTGCGCTCCGCCCCGTAGACACGTTCCCAGATTAGCTGGGGCAGCGGCAGCCCGCCGAAGTTATAGGTCGGCTTCAGCGCATCCGGCACTTCTGAATAGCGGATAATGACCAGGTGCGATCGGTGAATACGACGTGAACCGACCATCCAGTAAGTCGGCTCGTAGAACGTACAGCTGGTCGGGTCGGTTACGTCCGCGCCTTCGAGCTGGGGCGAACACCACATCGGGTCAACCTGCGAGATCCCGCGATAGCTCCCCCTCAGCACGCCGTCAATATTGAACGGCTTCTGATAATAAAGCGGGTCCGGCGAGTCAACGACGAATAGCGCCAGGCGGATACCGAACACCCGGTTAAATCGCGCATACTCTTCCACTTTCTTTTTAATCTTCCAGGCTTTATCCAGCGCCTGAAGTTTTTTAAGCCGCGACTCATCGACGTTAATTTTCCATCCATTCCGGCAGGCGTCTTCTGCAGGGATTTTGCAGGCCCGGTTAATGAGCCACTGCTGCGACATTACCGCGCACATCTGGTGGCTGATGAATCCCTGCGACAGGAACCAGCCAGCGACGTTAAGCGGCATACCGCCAAAGCTGGTGAAGCGGTAAGGGGCGCTGTTTACCATCGCCCCGCAGTCTTCGTCCATCGCTTTCCCTGTACCCGGGTCTAATTTACTGACCGCCTGAACCGGGAAAGCAACTTTGCTCAGTGTTGACATATCGACCGGAAAAGCACGATGCGTTGAAAAGAACGTGCCCGAGGCTTTCTTTTTCTCAGGTGCCGGGGCTGCGACTGCTTCCGCGACTTTGCTCTTACTGAAAGGCCACCATTTAAAATTCATCCGAAAGTTCCCCGGCGTTTTGTGTTCAGAATATCGTTAATGGCGTCCATCATAGGATCAATCTGGTCGTCATGGGTATTAAAATCGGCAGTTACCTCTTCACACTCCATCAGGAAATCAGAAAGCCACGGCGCCTCTTCCGGAATATTCACGTATCCTGACTCAATGTAGCCCTGGATATCCATGAAGCGGGTGTATTTATCTTTAGAGCGCTGGATCCCTTCGACAGGGATACGTCCTTTTTTGCGGATGTGCTGTATGAGCTGAGTTCCGCTGGCTTTATCCTCGACTTTCGCTTTTATCAGTGACCCGAATTTCCCGCGGTCGGCGACTTTGTGCTTATCCCAGAAGGCGATAAAGCGGCGTTCAAGCTCTGGCGCTTCCCACTTACCGCGAACCAGATCGATTAGCCACGGGCGGCCCTCTGCGCACTCTCCCCAGCACTCAAGAACGCTGTAGTCATGACGCTCTTCGGTCTTCTGTGCGGTATCCGCATATATCCAGCGTTTCTTTATCGGGGGCAGCTGTTTATATCGGTTGAAGTTTTCAGTCTTTATCAGCGAGCCGCCTTTCTGTGTCGGGCGCTGCTGATACAGAGCGTTCCATACCAGTGATCCGCGGCGCTTAGCTGACGCCACGAAGTCAGGCGGCATCCTCTCGGGGAAAAGCAGATCGCCCGGCTTGCGGGTGTGGTATTTACGGCTGCCAACTTCGTAAAATTCGTTCTCTTCGGCCTCCATCGGGAACGATACCACTTTCCATTGCTGGCCGCCTTCCTGCGCCTGCTTAAGCAGCTGCCCTGCGAGGTCGTCTTTATGCCAGCGGGTCAGGATTATAATGATGCCATGTAGCCTCGGATCCACGCGGGTGTAAAACGTGGTATCAAACCAGTCGATCACTGATTCCTGATAGGCTTTAGAGCTTGCCTGTTGGTAATCTTTGGCCGGGTCATCAATTATGCCGATGTTCATACCGCCGCCCGTGATACCGCCGTTAACGCCGGTGGCACGGTAGCTGCCGCCCGTCAGTTTCATTTCACGGTTAACGGTCTCCCACATCCCCGCCTGATCCGCAGCCCCCACCCCGACCGGCGGCAGGCACAGATCCGGGAACGTGTCGGCATACTGCGGCGATCCAATGATACGGCGCACGTCTTTCGACATACGTTTGGCTAGGTCGGCGGCGTATGATGCACCGATAAAATGCCAGTCAGGGTGCTTGCCCATCGCGTAGGCTGGAAAACGGCGGCTGGCCAGTTCTGATTTACCTGAACGCGGCGGAGCGAAGATCATCAGCATTGGCATCTTTCCCTGCTCAACGTCTGACAGGAATTGGTCCAACTCTTTGCAAAGCAGCTCATTGAACCAGCCGAAGGTGTACTTCGGGTTAGTGTAGGCCGTGAAGTCCCGCAGGCTGTGCCGTGCCAGCGTTGCCATAGCGCCGCGCGCCTGGCGCAGCATTTCAGCTGATATCTGGGTCGTCATCAATTTCTTTCTCGTCGAGCTGACTGGCTGCACGCGTCAGGCCCATAGCCGCCAGCGCCTCCGCAGCCTGTTCAGGCGTCATGTTAACGTGTTCCATCGGGCCGCCATCTTTGCCAGTAAGCTCGATAGCCGTGCGCGATCGCCACTGATCAGGCATGCGGTTAAACAGCCACGTTTCCTGAGCTTTGGTATCCGGGGATACGTGCTTCTTAACGGGCGTTATGACCACTTCGCCGCCCGCTACCCGGATATCGTCGGCGTCATACTCATAGCCGATTGCGCGCTGGTACAACGCATCCACGACTTTAAGATCGCGTTCGAGGCGTGCCGTTTCCAGTGCGCGTCTGACTACCTGATAGCGGTTAGCCCAGGCAGTAAGCACCGAAGTCTCAATACCCAGGAACTCTGCGATCTGCTTATTTGACAGGCCGCAGCCGGACAACCGGGCGATCATCGGCGGGTGCAGTGTGGCGCTGTAGATGCCGCGCCGGCCATCCCGCGCAAAGGTGCGCAGAACGTCCAGTTCAAGCGGCGGCAGGGATTTCTTTTTGCTCATACGCCACCGAATTTTTTATATGCGGCCGACAGCTTGACGTCATAGGCATTTTTGGCATATGCCGGGCCGTTGTACAGGCGCGCAACAGTGGGCCAGTCTTTCGCCCGGAGCGCGTTGATAATCCCCGGATTAGCCTTCAGGAAGCGAACCAGCATATCCAGCTGACCTGATTCCGTGTAGGCCGCGTTGACCAGTTCCTGCACGCTGGCATACCCGCAGGTTTTCCAGTGGTAGCCCATAATCTGACCTGCGCCCCAGCTGCATGACTCCAGCGCAGATGGACGGTCAATCGCGACGGCGCGCTGTAGCTTCGGGTGCTGCTCTGAGAACTTGCCGTAACCGCCGGGCGTTTTATTACAGATATCCGGGTCGGTCTTCATTACGGTGTCAGCAAAGGACTGGCGGCGGTTCTTCACCAGCTGCTGATAAAATACGTGACGTTCGAAAAGGATTTTTACCTGACCGTCTGCAAAGAAACCATCGCCGGCGGCTTCAACTTCGACAAAGGCTTTGATGTGCGCAGGAGAGATACCCAGGTCACGGGCGGCTTTACTGTAATCATTTTCGCTGAACATGGCTTGATCCTCGTTTCAATGTCTAACGGGGATTATGCGGGCGTGAGGTGATAATATCAACAGAGGATAAAAAGAAGCCCGCGGCGGGGTAATCCTCGGGCGCGGGCTCAAAAACACAGCATCTGAATGGCGTTTGAAGCCGGAAGCAGCCAGACTGACCGAAACGAGGAAACGCACGCGCCCCGCTGCTTCACGACTTCGATTAAAATCTATCAACTAACTGTCAGGATAGCAATATGAAAGCACCGTTAGATCGTTCGATTTATGAGGGTGAGTGGCGCGGCGACGAAAGTCCGGAGACGCTGCTTGATTATTTTCTGGCTATTGGCAGCGACGCCGTAACCGTTGCCCAGGAGACGCCGGGCAATTACGTCGCTAACATCATGGACAATGCGGCACCTGCTGAGTTCACAGTGAAGCGCTACCGCAAGGGCAGCACGCGCGGTACCGAACTCACCGCAGCGCCAGCAGTAGCCAATACCGACCCTGCAGCGGCAGGGGTAGCGGACATAACGCCCAAAGGCTTTATGTTGACGCCGAAAGCCGCAGGGCGCGTCGTACTATCCCTGCTCACTCGCTCCGGTACCGCGAAAGGGAAGTTGATCATAAACGTTCTGCAGTCTCCGCCAGTAACGCAGCCGGAGCAGCCGCCAGTAACGCAGCCGGAGCAGCCGCCAGTAACGCAGCCGGAGCAGCCGCCAGTAACGCAGCCGGAGCAGCCGCCAGTAACGCAGCCGGAGCAGCCGCCAG